GAGAGGCCCAATAACCCTGATAATGGGCCCTTAGTTTGATAGCCTACATCTATGTGGGTATTTATGAAATTAATATATCGGGGTGCTGGAGCGAAATAAACTGCCTACTGATGGGAGTCCAATGATGGAGTAAAGTGCCAGGATTTATTTGTCGGAGGCTGCTGGGGCTGTATGATTTGATAGCATGTAGCTTTGGGGTAAATGGCATCTTTCTCGAAAAGAATAGCCCCTACGCAAATCATTGATTTACGCAGGGGCTTCCTGTAAGTGGCTGTACCCAGAGTGGGAGTATCAATAATTACTCTCTATTACCCTCTATTATTCGCTATTGCGCTTGCGGAGCGGGCTTGCGCAGTGGGCTCAAGATAATAGGAAACAATAGGAAGCAATATAACGCTACTAAAATCGTCCTCTATTCGTCCTCTTTTTCTCGAGCAGGGGACGATTGAATTTTTCCATCTCCTGAGCTTTGAGGGTATCGGCTATTGCGATGTACGGGCGCATCGTAGCTTCGGTTTTGTGGCCTGTGTATTTTCTGATAACCTCAGATGGTATGCCAAGTGTAAGAGCCTGCACCACGAAGGTATGGCGGCCGACGTGTGAGGTTATGACCTCATACTTTTTCAGTGTCTCTTCGATGCGGTGGCGTCCTGAGTAGCGTAGTCGTGTGACTGGTGCGTTGATGCCTGCCTGCTCGCATACGCTCTTGAGAGTTCTGTTGAGTCGTTGCTCTGCCATTGGTGGCAGTGGGGTTTCCCCTCCTTCGTACTTTTCGAGGATAGCTCGGGCGTGGTCGTTGAGGTTTACCTCGATGAGCTGGTCCGTCTTCTGAGCGTAGTACCTGATGGACGTAGGTGTGATGCTGTCGTGGGTCAGTTTCTTGAGGTCTGAATAACGCAAGCCCGAAAAGCAGAGGAAGCAGAAGAGATCTCGGGCTACTCGCTCTGAATGTAATCGGAGATCCACGGAGACAAGATTGCTCAGCTCTTCCCAGGTGAGATATACCTCGGCTCTGTTTGCGTCGATACCTTTCAGGCGCACGTCGAAGAAGCGTCGGTAATCCTTTTCATACAGCCCCTGGCCTTGTGCCCAGTATAGGACGCTCTTTAATATGCGGAGCGTCTTGTCTATTGAGGTGTTGAGTAGTCCTCGCTTCGTGGTGAGGTAGGTGATAAGACCTGCTACCCACTCGCTACTGATGTGGTCCAGGGTATCCTTTCCTGCATACTCAGATACGTGCATACGTGCCGTGCGTATGTTCGCATTGTGCCTCTCGCTCCAGCTACGTCGTACGCTCTCTGATGCGGCGAAGGCGTCGAACACTGCTACGATAGTGCTGTTGTCCTCGGGGAGTATTGCCTGCGCCTTGGTCTCCTCGATGCCGAGAGCCGATTGCAGGTACTCGTTGTACTTGGCTTTGAGTTCCTCGGGGCTTGGCAATCGCTCCTCTCCTTCAAAGTAGGTAAAGGCTCGCTCCATTGACTCCTCGACGTACTGGATAGCTCTATTGATAGCAGCAGCTGGTGTTCGCTTATCCCCGTGGCTGGTATTCTTCAGGCAGCGTTCGGCCTCTGTGCTCCATTTGCTGGGCTCTGCCCGATGCCCCACGGCCACGGTGGTAATGTACCCTCCGTAGCGTATGCGGTAGCGTATCTTGAGCGCGGTCCACCCCTTCTGCGGGTCAAGGAGGAAGCGGCAGGTGCGATGTATAGGTAGCATGTTGTGCGGGGTTGTATTGTAAAACCATTTCGTTGAAGCCAACGAAATGGTTGTGAGTTGTTGCAGATTATGCAACGACTGCTATGCTGATGAAGAGCAACTATTTCCAGGTTGGAAAGAGTTGAGGCTATACTATTCGGATAGCTGAGCTATAACTTTTGCGGCTCTTTTGTTGCAGACCTTACTTGCCAATAGCTTGAGAAAATATCCAGCAACCAAAAGTATTATCCCTAAGACTACATTGTCTATAAGTACGAAAGCTATTGCTACATACTTCAGATAGGATACGTATGATAGAATGGTAATCATCGTGTCCACCCAGCTGACCACAGGCTCTCTTGGGTCAAATTGCTCTTTACCCATTTTCTTCATAAGGGATAGTCCTCGTTCTGAGAGGATCACACTGGAGATAATATCCCATGATGTAAGTGCTATAAAAGCCCACGCTGATGTAGTAAGATTTAAGTCCATATACTATTGTGTTAAGTAGTGATCTTGTGTTTTCTGTATGCTATTTGAATATCTCTGAGACCCACCCAAAGATGCCTTTAAGTGCTCCCCAAAAGTATTCGTTGATTACTCTATCTATCCCCTCAAAGACGCCTCCGATTATACTTGCTACGCATATCATTACGAGGATAGCTATTATAGCTAAGACGAAAGACAAGGCTTCGTATATGCGATCCTTTATGCTCTTCGCTTCCCTCTTCTTTTCCTTATTCATATCTACGTATTCCACCGAGGACCTCAAATACTCGCTCGATCTGTGTCTTTGGTATCTCCTGGCTCTCGTATGCTGGGTTGATGGGTTCGAGTGTATAGTGTTCGCTGTCGCTACCACGACGCAGTCGCTTGATCGTGCGCTGTCCCGATAGGGTGACGATAGCATAGACCTTCCCGAGGAGGAGGAAGTCGTACCACGCTTCGATAGGTCGGAGTGCTACTAAGTCACCGCTGTTAATCTCGGGCGACATGCTATCGCCACGGACATTCATATAGAATACCCCCTCCTTATTGTATGGTGGGTAGTCTATCATGTAGGTAACGGGCGCGCTTGCTGGGTCATCCGCAAACTCTCCATACCCTCCGAGAAAATCCACGTCGTAGTATGGACGCCCCTTATCCTCTGTGATGCGGGGGAGCAGCTCGTACTCCTCTTCCTTTTCCTTCTCTTCCTTGAGCATAGGACCCTCACCAGTAAGAAGCCATGAGGGCGAGAGGCCGTACAGATCTCCCCACTTCTTGGCCTGCGACTTCCCGAAGGCCTTGCGTCCCGTGAGGAGGGCGTTCACATACGGCTGACTTACACCGAGCTGGGAAGCTATCGAGGCCTGCGTATGCCCCGTTTCGCGGAGATATTTGCCAAGCTCTAAAAGTTTTTCTTCATCCATAACCTTTTGGGTTATAACGATTTGACCTGTGTGATACTAAAGATATAACCTTATCCGTTTTGTATATTACCAAAAAGGTTATACCTTTGTAGTGTAGTCCAAGAGAGGACAACAACCTCGGGTCTAAAAATAGACACCGACAAAGATAACGAAATACAAAACAAGTAGACCTCTATGGCAAAGCGAAGAGCCCTCAAGCCAAAGTCTAAGATACTCGCAGAGCGCGCAGACAAAGTCAGAGCAGCGTTCGCGAAGATGAAAGACGAAGGCATGGGAACAGAAGATGCCGTGCACAGTCTACGAGTGAAATACAAGCTCGCTCGCTCTACGGTATATAAATACCTACAGGGTTAACAGGCTGTGCACCTGCCGAGGGCCAAGCCCTCATTCCTCCGCGATCTTTGACATACTTGATATAAACAATGGCGATACGAATTAATCTGCGGGTGCAAGGCCCGCGCGTGATTAACCCATTGTCGTTAGCCTGCGACCTAATGTGCGCAGGGCGAAGCCGTGGAAGGCACGGAACACCCGAGGCTCGGAAGCCTCCTGACGACACCACATATAATAATAAGAGATACGACTATGACACGTAAGATTTCGATGAAGGCGACGCTCACCTGCTCGCTTATCCTCACCCTCCTCTCCTTCGCCGTCTACGCTATGGGCTGGCACTTCAATGATATGCCACGCATCATCATTCAGATCTTCGCACCTGCGATGTTCCCGATTACATTCAAGGAGCTGTACGACAATAGAGACGGGGATGACTACTAATTGTAAGAGCAACATGCGGATTGTTTAGCGTATGTGTATTGTGTTGAGAATGGCGGTCGTGTTTTAAGGGGCGCGGCCGCCACACAAAGTGGTTTTTTTCATTACTGACATTGCTGTTTAGTTAAGTTAAATGGGTAGTCTTGCTCGGGAGAGTAGGGCTACCAAAAAAAGTAGACACTCAGCCGCAATTTCGAGCGGCTCCCCATCGGGCCAGCAGACCCGATAGTTATGAATCTTATCAATCGTTTTATGACGGCAAGCCCGTGAGGGTGCACCCGCCAGCAATGTACGAGCGTGGCCAACTCGGGAGAGCGCAACCACGCAACAAAGTAGACACTCATTAATACACGACACTTATGAAGACAATTCGATTGACATCGCTCACCATGATAGGGTTCAGGGGTGAGCGAGAACGCACCACCACCTTCTCTCCCAACGAGACGATCATTGCAGGGCCCAACGGCTCAGGCAAGAGTCGCCACCTCGACGCCTTCCTGTGGTGTCTGTTCGGTAAGGACCGCAACGGACGCAAGGACGAGGACATCAAGAGCTACGACGAGGGTGGTAACACCACGGACAAAGCCCCCTGCGAAGTATCCTTGACGCTCTCCGTAGATGGCGAGCCCCTCACACTCCGACGTGCTTACGTCGAGGAATGGGTCAAGCCCCGCGGACAAGCTGAGGAGGTCTTCCGAGGCCACCACACCGACTGCTACTGGGACGACGTCCCCGTCAGCGTCACGGAGTTTGGCAAGCGTCTCTCCGCTCTCATCGACGAGACGACATTCAAGCTACTGACCAACCCTGAGTACTTCGCCTCCTTGAAGTGGGAGGACCAGCGCGCCATCCTCTTCGACGTGGCACACACGCCAAGCATCGAGGAGATCGCAGCATCCTCTCCCGAGTGGCAGGGGCTGGTAGACAAGCTCAATGGTAAGAGCCTGGCAGACTTCCGCAGACGCATTGCAGCTCGCAAGAAGAAGCTCAAGGAGGACGCAGCCAAGATCCAGCCGAAGATCGATCAGACGCGCATCCTGCTACCACAATGGCAGGACCGCAAGACGCTCGAGCCTGAGCTTGCTGGTATCGAAGCTGAGCTTACCGATATAGATAAGGCAATCGCCAGCAGCTCCGAGCGACTGCGCAAGCAGGACAAGGAGGCCAGCGAGCGAGAGGCCAAGATCCAGGAGCTCCGAAGCAAGCAGCGTCAGCTCATTGCCGAGGAGCACAAGCGAGCCGACGAAGAGACCTACCAGCGAGGCGCACATCGTCGAGAGCTCCAGCACAAGATCGACGAGACGAAGCAGCTCATCGAGCGAGCCAAGAGCGAGGTCGCCTCACTCAATGGCAAGCGCGAAGTGCTCGCTGCGAATAAAGTAAAGCTCAACGCCCAGGTGCTCACCATGCGCGAAGAGTGGATGACACTCCACGCTACCATATATAATGGTGAGACGACCTGCCCACACTGCCACCAGCAACTCCCCGACGAGCAGATCGCAAAGGCTGAGGCAGTATGGCAGAGTAAAAAGAAAGCACAACTCGACTCCCTCGCACAAAGCGGAGCGGCTCTCAAAGAGCAGCTCACCCAGTGCGAAGCATCTACCGACAACTGCGTCGCTCTCATCTTACAGAGAGAGGAGGAAGCCGACAAGCTGAATGCATTACTCATCAAGCAGCAAGACGAGCTCCTCGATCTCCCCGAAGCGGAAGCAGTAAAGCCCACGCCAGCCGACGAGCTCCCAGGCTACAACGAACTCGAGGAGCAGATCCAGGAGCTACTCAAGCAAGCCGACAACGCAACGATCGAGACCGACAGCACCGAAGCATACACTGCCAAGCGCAAGAAGCTATCCGACCGACGCGACGAGATCAAGAAGCTACTCGCCTCACAGGATCAGTGGGACGATTATACAGACCGCATCAAGGTCCTCGAGGATGAAGCCAAGGCAATCGCACAGCAGATAGCCGACGCAGAGAAGGAAGAATACGAAGCCACACGCCTGGCACTGCATCAGGTAGAGGAGTGCGAGCGAGTGATCAACTCACGCTTCCGTGGCGTAACCTTCCGACTCTTCGAGTACACCATCGATGACAAGAACCGAGAGTTCCCCTCAGAGACCTGCCAGCCGCTGGTAAACGGAGTGCCCATTACGGCAGCCAACACCGCAAGCCGCATCACGGCAGGGCTCGAGATCATACGAGTACTAAGTGAGCACCACAAGGTATGCGCTCCCGTCTTCATTGACAATGCCGAAAGCATACAGACTCTCCCCGAAGACCTCACATCACAGATCATTCGCCTCCAAGTCTCCGACGACAAGGAGTTAAACGTCACACATATCAATTAAGACAACATGACACCACAGACAATCCAACCAACGGCCAGCGAGCCAGCAGTAGCTACACCAGCATACGCTGGGATCAACTTCTGCAATGAGAGCCAGCTCTCCAACATTCAGCGCGCCTCCAAAATGTTCGCCTCCTCCGCTCTTGTACCACAGCAGTTCCAGAGCAAGGTCGTCGGTGTAGACCAAGCGATAGCCAACTGCGTCATCGCCCTCGACGTCGCAAGCCGCATCGGGGCTTCGCCACTCATGGTGATGCAAAACTTGTACATCGTGCACGGCAGACCATCATGGAGCGCAAAGTTCCTCATCGCCACGGTGAACACCTGCGGACGCTTCGAGCCTCTCAAGTTCCGCTTCCGTGATCTCGGCAAGGTCGGCACGATCAACGGGCAGAACTACGGAGACCTCAAGGATATTGAATGCGTCGCATACACCAAGGCTAAGGGTAGCGACGAGGTACTCGAGTCCTCTCCAATTACTATCAGCCTGGCTATCCGCGAAGGGTGGTACAACAAGGCGGGGAGTAAGTGGCAGACCATGGCGAAGCAGATGCTTATGTATAGAGCAGCGTCCTGGTGGACCAGCGTCTATGCCCCTGAGCTCTCCATGGGTATGCGAACGATCGAAGAGAATGAGGACATCGAAGACGTAGCCTTCGAGGAGATCTCCTCAACCATCGCTCACGAAGTAGAGAGCAAGACCGCAAGCGAGCCCCTCGACTTCGACAACGAGACGGGCGAGATCTACGAGCCACCCACGGCAACGCCTACCACGGCACCAGCTGCCGAAGCAAAGTTAGAAGGTAAGATCAAGGCTAAGTCAGAACAAGTAGAAGCACCATTCTAATATGACTCTCTCAGTCCTCGGATCGAGCAGCGCAGGCAATGCCTACATACTTCGTACGTCGTCAGGGGAAACGCTCCTCATCGAATGCGGAGTCAAGAAGCAGCAGCTACTCCAGTCCCTGGACTTCGACCTACAGCACCTCGCGGGTTGCCTCCTCTCGCACGAGCATGGAGACCACGCCCGCGAGGCCCGCTGGGTCACCAGCCGAAGAGTACCGCTTTACTGCTCCAGGGGGACGGCTGGCGCTTTACAGCTCGGTGACGACCCCATGCTCCGAATACTGACGAGCAAGCGAGCAGTGAAGATCGGTAGCTTCTCGGTCCTCCCCTTTGATGTGGAGCACGACGCAGAGGAGCCCCTGGGCTTCCTCATCGAGCACGAAGAAATGGGTAGGCTACTATTCCTCACCGACTCATACCTACTTAAATACCGCTTCCCCAAGGTGACGCACTGGCTCATCGAATGCAACTACAGCGAGGACCTCATCAAGGAGCGACTCGCATCAGGGGCTATCCACCCAGCGCAGTACCACCGCACGACAAGATCGCACATGAGTTACGGCACTTGCTTACGGACGCTCCGGGCAAATGACCTGACCACCTCACGACAGATACTGCTCATACACCTCTCCGCAGGCAACACCAATGCAGAGCGTTGCCGCCAATCAATCGAAGAGGCGACGGGGCTGCCCACGATGATAGCAGCACCCGACATGACAATAGAGATCAACAAGACTCCATTCTGATATGCCAACCACACAGACCTACACACCCGTCACCATTCAGATGACGCCCGAAGATCTACGGCAGCTCATCATGAATGCAATGCGAGAGGGAGCTGAGACACTCCGAGAAGAGCTGAGACATCGGCAAGAGCCACAGCATCGCACCATCAGCGGACGCAAGGAAGTGATGGCGTATCTCGGCATACGCAACTCAGCTACACTCAGACAACGCATAAAAGATTATCCCGAAGCCTTCACCCAGGAAGGACGCTCGACAATAATCCTCGACACGACGATCTTCAACGACCTCAAAAGGAGAGCCGAGAAGATGAGACGTAAATAGTAACACCTCATATATACAATGTGTATGTGCTCCGACAGATATTTTCGCCACGATATTCATGCCAGCTTAGACCTAAAGCTCCGACGACTCATGGCGGTACATGGTGCAGAGGGTTACGGCAACTACTGGCTCATTATTGAGCTCCTCAGCCAGCTATCAGCAGACGAAGGCAAAGAGCCTCGAATGCAATTCGACGAGTACTACGTAGCCGCACTCATCCACACGAAGAAGTACTCCATGATATGGTCGATCATACATGACTTCGATCTCTTCGTCATCGAGATGGGTGATGATGGCCGCGAATACTTCTACTCACGACGACTCTTCCGAGACTTCCACGAGGGGGTGATCAAGAAGAGTCACACCGAGGAAGAGCCAAGCGACGAGCAAGCCACCTGCCGATCCAAGCGACAGCTATCTCCCGAGGCCCGCGAACGCATGGCGAAGGGTGGTAGAAAGTACAGACCTACCAAGGTAGAGAGTAAGGTAGAGGAAGGTACAAAGGAAGGTAGCACCAAGGTAAAGGAAGGTATAGAGGAAGGTACAAGTAAGGTAGACCAAGGTAAAAGTAAGGTAGGAAGTAAGGTAGACACCAAGGTAGAGGAAGGTAGAAGTAAGGTAGAGAGGAAGGTAAAGGAAGGTACGACCAAGGTAGAAAGTAAGGTAGAGGAAGGTAGTGAGGAAGGTAAAAGTAAGGTAGACCCCCAAAAAAGTAAGGTCAATGGGGGGGATAATAGGGGGGGCAAAGCCCCCAAGACTATAAGACAAGAAGACTTAGAGAGAGAGGGGGAAAAAGCGACGCGCTTTTCCCCTCCCTCCCTGGATGAAGTCAGAGACGAGGTAGAGAGGTTAGGCTATGCAGTAGACCCCGAGAGGTTCATAGCCCACTACGAGAGCAACGGCTGGCGCGTTGGCCCTAACAAGATGAAGAGCTGGAAGAGCGCGCTGGTCACCTGGCACAAGCGTCAGAAGGAAGAGGACGCCAAACGGCAGTCGCTATTCCCCCGAGCTTCGCAATCTCGACCAACCTACACCAATGCCGAATACCACCCTGAGCGAAGCGCGCCACCGAGCACGCCACAGGATGAAATGGCTAAGTGGCTGGCTCTTGACCACGACAACCGAGCGGTACTCAAACGCAACTTCCCCGAGAAGTACGCTAACTATCCCGACTAACACAACGACACAATGCCATTCACGAAAGAAGAACTGCTTGCAACGCTCGACCCTGTCACCTTCGAGGGGTATGAGCCACGCCTGATGAGAAACCCCGTCACCTTCGACGATGCGTTCGACGTCCTCCTCGAGTTGGGACGACGTGAGACTCCAGCCTTCTACCTATCGCCCGACGAGATACAGGCATACCGCAGAGCCCTCGCCTGGCTACTTGCTTCCCCATCCTGCACTAACCCCTTCGGAGGTTTGTACGTGTGGGGTCCGACGGGATCGGGCAAGACCATGCTGGTGCGACTACTTCAACGCCTCTCCGAGATCGTCGGGGTGCACCGCCCATTTTGGAAGTACGACAAGGATCGCAACAAATGGAGCGTAGCATACCTCCCCCTGCTATGGAGCAGTGCTACCCATGGCGAGACCCACGCCAGGGACTACACAGCCCACTACCAGGAGACGGGGAAGTATCTCGATGAAGGACGCTTCGTCCTGCACATCGGAGACCTCGGGGCAGAGCCAAAGGAGGCGCAGTACTACGGCTCACGATCCAGCGTCATAGCGTCAATCATCTGCCGACGTAGCGACCAGCACGGGGAGCGTCTTAGCCGACCGATGGTCATCACAAGCAACTATCCACCCGATGCACTGAGCGGTCCTAACCTCTACGACGACCGCACCGCCTCGCGCATCCAGGGCGACTGCGTCATAGTCCACTTATCATCAACAGACCACCGACTGGCGTCAGCACAGCCGAGGTCATAACCTCAAACGCTTATGCAAGACATCTGCTACAACTTCAACAACTTCGACGAACTCACAGACAAGGACCTGCGGGATCGCATCCGCAACCTCAATGTGCACATCGAAGCACTCCCTGCAATCATCGGACGCACCACGACGCCACGAGCTCATGCCTACTACAGCAAGAAGCTCGAGCAGTGTAAGGCCGACGTCTCCGCAGCACAGAAGGAGATACAAGAGCGATGGCAACAGAGCAAGATGGCACGAGTTATTAGCCAATCTTAACCATGATCGAGCGAAACACACCTCTCGAGGAGATCGTAGACTACGCCTTACAGCTGGTGATCGATGGCGGCATGCGACCCACACCCGCATCGAGGATGGCCGCGAAGAGATACGACGGCTATTCACGCCATCACATCTGCCACAAGCTGACGCATCACCCGAGGTACATCGAGCACTAAGGTGGTAAGCCAGCAGGGTATGGAGTGATCCCAGTGTTAATCATCGACGAGATCATCGTGATGCTCGAGCGATCGCCCGAGCTTGGCCTTATGGGGTGCATCCGAAAGTACAAGGAAGAGTCGGGGTGCACTTTCCACGAGCAAGCTATCGCAGGCAAGTACCGACGACTCACTAAGGCAAATGCCCTGAAAGAGGAAAGGCGCAACGTGTCGAGTACAGACACCTCCGACTGCCTCCTCGATCTATCCCCTGACGAGCTTGTCCGTAGAGGATACCTCATCAGAGCAACAGAACAGACAACACTTTAATCACACAGCGATATGAGCGAAATGAATATCAGTGGGAAGGTCGTGCAAATCCTCCCACTCCAGCAAGGCACATCCAAGGCGGGCAACCCATGGCAGAAGCAGGAGTTCGTCCTCGAGCAGGGCGGGCAATATCCTCGCAAGGTATGTATCTCACTCTTCGGGGACAACGTCGCCAAGATCCCACAGGTGGGGCAGGACGTGATGGTCTCCGTTGACATCGATAGCCGAGAGTTCAACGGGCGATGGTACACTGAGATCAAGGCGTGGAACATCGTCCTGGCAGGAGCACAGCAAGCTGCGCCCGCACCACAGCCGACCTACCAGCCACCGCAACCACAGCCAGATTACCAGAAGGCGTATCCACAACAGCAGGCTGTAGCTCCCGCACCTGCAACGCCACAGGCGGG